TAACTTGTAGTTCTGAAGGGAGAGTAATTTCGGACGCGGGTTCAACTCCCGCCAGCTCCACCACTAAACAACATCACAAAAGATCACAAACGGTCAAATTTATTGAAAAATCAATAGTTTGACCGTTTTTATTTAGCATCTTAATACTGCTCAAAAGATCAGTTAATTTCACAAGCGATCACATTTTTTAGTAGTAAAAATGAAAGTAAGAACTTACAATGCGAAAAATCTTACTACCATTTTATGAAATTCCTACCATGGCAAAAATCATCAAACAGCTAACCATTGCACAGGTAAACAACGCCAAAGCGGCAGAAAAGATCTATTATTTATTTGATGGGGAAGGGCTGAAACTTGTCGTCAAGCCCAACGGTGTGAAAACGTGGGTGTTTAATTACAAACGCCCCTACACATTAAAGCGCACTGAAAAAACCATCGGTACTTATCCTGCAGTATCGCTTAAAGATGCCCGTCAAAAAGCACTTGAATTTCGCCAACTTTTAGCCAATAAAATTGACCCGCACGAATTTGAGCGCAAACAAGCCATAGACGCACTAAAAGAACAGCAAAGCACATTTGCCCATGTTGCGAATGAATGGTTGCTCTATCGTGCGAAAATCGGCAAAGAACAAGGCAATTACACAGAAAAGACAAGAATTGATACAGAAAGACGTGTCAATGCCGCCATTGATTTAATTGGTGATGTGCCTTTCAAAGAATTGACATTAAAGCACGGCTTATCCGTGCTTGAACCTTATCGCCAATCAGGCGCAACGGCTGAATTGAAAAAGCGTTATTTAGTTTTAAAGTCAATCGCCGAATATGCCGAACGTTTTGAATATTGGGAAAACAACAAATGGAAATATCTTGGCGATGATCTGCCTGCAGTGAACAAAAATAAACATCACCCGTCAATCCATTACAAAGCCTTACCAGAATTTATGATCAGCCTTGCACGGGCCAACATATCACAAACTGTTCGCCTTGCGATTTTATGGGGATTGCTCAACGCTACAAGGGCAAGCGAAACCGTCAGCGCAAAATATTCTGACATCATCGACCACGAACACTTGCCGAATGGTAAAGTGTGGCAAGTGGAAATTTCAAAAGGCGGGAAAGGGGAGCGATTGCACCTTGTGCCATTAAGTAAACAGGCGGAAACCTTGCTTTCATACATCAAGCAACACGCAAACAAAGAATATTTGTTCCCGTCCACCTTGTCAAAATCGAGAAATGAAAAGCATATCAACAGCCAAACGCCGAATGAAGTCATAAAAACAATGGACGGCGGCAAATACAAAGGCACCATGACAAATCATGGCATACGGTCGCTATTTAGCAGCTATTGCAATGATAACCGCCTAGAACTTGGATTAGATAAAGAAGTCATCGAAATTTGCTTAAGCCATTTGAATTCCGATGAAATACGAAACGCCTATAATCGGGCTGAATATTTGCCTTACCGATTAAAGACGTTTCAAGAATGGGCCAACTATGTTGAAAAATGTGCGAATGGTTTATTCAAAGAAATTATTGCCGACAAGTCTTAATGTATTCGTTCAAGTCGCTTTCCGCAATCTTGCGGGAGCGACCGAATTTATAAGACTTTAACTTGCCGCTAGAAATCCAACGTTTCACCGTTGCTTCTGAACAAATCCCCGTCTGCACGATCTCTTTTATTGAAAAATAGCGTTCCATTATAAATCACCTTCTTTCACAAACACGCCGTCAATCATACGGCCTTTGCGGTCTTTGATTTCATCCCATGCCGCTTTCACACAATCGTATATATCTAAATCAAAATAATGTGCAATATCTAACATCACAACAAAGCATGACATAAATAAAACACTAATATTTGCGTGACTGCTTAATTCATGACTTAAACGATGCAACACATACAATGATTCAATTAAGTAATCTTCAATATCAACTTTATTGTTGCTGTATTGTTCAGTAAATGCAGCAACTTCATCAGATGAAAGCATTTCATCTTTCTTGCGTTGTGCGGCCAAAATCACCATCACCACAAAGCAATCCCCGATGCTATCTTTCACCACGTCTATTTTATTTTTAGATACGCCACTGCATAGCTCCCCGAATTCTTCCATCAATTTAATGAATTGTTTTTTTCGGTGTAGAACCCTCAATCAAATTGCGATCTTCTGCCCAATTTTCGATGTTTTTAATAAGTTGTTTTAAATCTGACATACTATTTTCTCCTTAATCTTGTGGAACATTTTCAATCTTTACCCATTTAGGTCCATTTCTATTAGCACCAGTAGTGTTTAACCATCTACGCCATAATGTCCCGTCATTGCACAGTGCAACAATTGTTTCTGATTGCTCTAAATCACCACAGTCATTGTCATAAGCCATACATTCAGCCACTGCAATTTGAATAATTTTTCTCATAATCCACCTACATTTTACCCAATCTTTCCCAAAATCCAGTCACTTTCTGACTAAATTTTTTCACAGAAAAGAGCGGGATTTTTTCTTCTTTAATGAAAACGTTGTCGTTTTCATAACAAATCCACTGAAAGTCATTAATCCGTAACCGTTTATGTTTGATTAATAGATCAATTTGTGAACGATTAATCATAAACCCGACAGGTAAAAGTGCATTTTTTACCTTTTGTTCAATTTCTGAACGGTTACAGTTACTGACACAAGTCCAAGCGTCGCTACGCTCCTTGTTTGTTTCGGTGGTCTCCGCATTGGCATCAGTTGCAACATCTGCCACTGTGCCTTTTTTGATAACCCAATTTTTAAGTTTTGTTCTTACGCTTGCAAAACTGAAACGATTTTTCACCCCCACAATTTTTTTTCTTGTTTCGCCGTATTGGTTCGGCTCGCTTTCTTCATATTCCACGCACAAAGGCTGATCTTCACGTTTAGCCATTGCGCCCCCTTGCAACTCTAAATAGCTTGCAAAACAAGACACATCACAAACTGCTTGCGCGTCTGCAATGGTCTTATCATCGACATCATCTAACTGCCATTTCTCTAATTTGCGTAATTCACGCCACACAGAAATTGGCGGATTACCGTAAAACTGGAATTGTCGGATGCCCCAAAGGTTCGCCCACGCACGCACACGTTGCACGTTTTCGTCTAGTTTCAATCCTTCCACTTCGTCCGATGTTTCGTCTTTCTGATTGCCCGCATAAATGTTTTTAGCAATGTATTTCGCAATATAAGAAACGGCAGAACCTTTTGCAGGGTCAATTTCATCTACTCTGCAGCGGTGTTTTTTCGCCCCGAATTCATCGCCGTCTAACTCTAAGGCTTTTGATTTGAATAAGCGGATCACTTCTTCTTTATCTTCTGCTTTCACATACACAAGCAAATGCCAGTGTGGTGTGGCGTCATGGTGCGGCTCAACGCCACGCATGCCAAAAAAGCCGATGCCACGTTTAGCAAACAATGCCCGCAACTGCGCCCAATTCTTGCTTAAATAAGCGTGCGTTGTGCGTGGGTCTGCACCTTTCCATTTCTTGTTATTTGTGCCGTTGTTGTGTGTCGCATGGAACGATGAAGGGGCGGTCATGGTTAAGAACAATGACACATAGCCTTTTTCAGTTGCCCATTCGTCCACGCCACGCAAGCGGTTCATCATCTCGTTAAAACGGATGGCGGGATTACCGGAAGATTTTTGCCACATTGCCATCAATTCCACCTGCTCGGATGGATCGTCAATGTTTTCAATAATCATCTGTTTTAAATATTCAAGATTGGCTTTTTGTTGATTGCGGTAATCGCTTAATGCACCTGTTGAAATGTAAGGGCTAACTTTTGCCGATACTTCACCGCAACCAATCGCCAAATGCTCGATAAGGCGTTTTTGCGTGCTGCGTAATGTGCGGAACCAGTATTTTTCGCATACCACACGCAACAATTCGCCTTCTTGTTGTTGCACAGAAAGGCGTTTACCTTCTTCAAGGCGGTGTTGGCTTTTAAGTGGAAAGCCAATGTTCTTGCAAACATCAGCACAAAGGCGGTGCAGATCACTGCTTAAACGTGAAAAATCGACCGCACTTAATAGCCCAACGGCTTTTTGATTGGCACAATCTTCCACGAAATCGCTTTGCAATCCGTTGAAGTGCAAGGCGAGTTTGTAGGCGATCTCTTTTAATTGGCGTTCGCCTAATAGATAAAAATGCAAGCCTTGACTATCCACAGGCTTTTGCATGGCCAAATTGGCTGAATAGTGTTTGCGTTCAAGCAACCACGAAACAGAAATGCGATATTGCTCAAAAACGGCTTCCAAACGATTTGTCAACACATCTCGCAAGGTGGTGTTGGCAATGCGGGCTTGTTTATTGCCTAAGCTAAAACTAATTGACCCATCATCTTTCACACTACGGTAAGCACGCAACCACACATTGCGGAAGTGTTCACGTTGGCGTTTGCGTGGTAAATCGGAAAGCAGTTTTTCAACATAATCAAAATGATTAGGAGCAACCGCAAACAGCTCAATTTGTGCGGCAGTTGCTTGCGGCAAGTCTAAAGTGCGGTTAGTTTTAGCCGCACTTTCCATTCTTGCCAAACGAGCTTCTTCCATCGCTGAATCACGTTTAGCGATGTTATTGTCTCGTTGTTGCTCCCAGTTCATCATTTTATTTCTATGCTCTTTGTAAGTTTGCTAAATATTCATTGTGCTGATCAAAGTAATCTTTAATGGCTTGATTGGTTGAGTTGATCGCACTTTCCATTTCAGTGAGTGAAAGCACTTCATATTGTGCTAAGGCAAAGTTGCGGACTTCATTCACTGCGCCAATAATCGTGTTATGTAATCGCCCAATCACTCTTGCTTTTTGTTTTCGCCAACCGTCACTATCTGCCACGATTTCTAACACTTGAAAGCGGTCGCCAATCTTGGTGATTTGCAATTCCGCGCCGCAATCTAAATTGATGTAAATATCAGTACTCATTTTGTTTTCTCCTTAAAAGTGTTTGCTTATCCAACTTGCCAACCAACACAGGGCGACATCTAATAAGGCGGCGGCCATAAAACAACCCAACATCACCACCGCTAATCCGATGAAAAAATCACTCATTGCCTTTCTCCAAAAAATCCTTGAAATCTAACTGTCTGCTTTTTCTTACCTTGATTGCACCTGTATCAATGGCGGCTTTAAAACAATGATCTGCACGTGCAAAGCACCAATCTTCATCCGGTGTACTTGGTGCCAACTGATAGGCTTTCCGCCAAAACTGTGCGGCTTTTAAATATTGTTTTGCGCGTTCTGCTTCTGCGGCCGTTTCGCTTGCCGTTCTAAAGGCGATAAATTTTGTTCTCATACTGTTTTTCTCCGTGGATTGGCTTGCCATTGCTCCCAATCTCTGTATTTTTGTAAAAAGATTTGCCGTGCTTTTGTCGCTAAATCGCCGTTTTCAATAAATTCGTTAAATGCTTGTCTTGCTTGTTCTTCATCGCCTTTGTCTAAGTGATAGATGTAAGCGAATAATTTTTCCTGTGCCTTATCGAGTTTTTGGTAATATTCCTTTGCCACAATGCTCAATGCGCCACGGCTTAAAATCACGGTTGCCATGCTTCCCCCTAATTCAATGCTTTATCAATCAATGTGAATTCACGTTCGGTAATGCCTTTCGGAAACATCCCCGAAATCAACCGCACTTTGCGAAACGCCTTGGCGATTTTGCGTTGCCCGTTTTCGGTGTAGTGGTGTAGTTTCTCGCCTGAAAATGTGGTACTAACTAAATCATTGATGTCGAGTTCTGCCATCGCCAACAAGATGTCTCTTTCGCCTTGTGAAAGGTTGCTGAAAGCGTATTCCACGCGATAGCGACTTTTCCCGATCACATGGCGGCAATCGCCCCAACTTTGCACCTGTTCAACCGCAATTTGATTTTCTTTGCAGAATTTTGCCGCCGCACTTTCTTTGCCTGAAACGTACATCACACGCCCCCTTATTTATTTGCCTTGAACCCAACTTAACCAACGGCCAAACATCCCTTGCTTGCTCCAACTGGCTTTTTCAAGCAGTGCCACACGGTCGTGAAGGCTTTCATTCAATAGCACTTGTTGTTGGTTTAAGCTGATTTGATGTTGAAGATGACGTTTAATTGCTTGGTTTTGCACTTCCAACGCTTTCACCCGTTTTTCTAACTGATACACATTCACACGTTCTTTGTGTGTTTTGCCGTTGTCGTACACATAGTTTTTACGTGACATTTTCTTGTTCTCCCTAAATTTTGGTTGCAAAAATCCTGTCGAATGAATTTCTTCAAGCGACTGTGTTTAAAAATCTTGATGGAAATTAAAGACTAGATGTCGATTTCTTGCTGACGCTCGTCAATCTGATTTAACGGCTTATTCGCACTTAATGCTTCTGGGCGGTCGTTATAGATTGGCGTTCTTACTCTTGTAATTTGGCTTTGCACTCTTAATTCTGTGCCGCAGTTGTTGCAGTAAGCCAACACGTCGATTGACAATAAACCGATTTTTTCGGAAGTTCGCACACGGATGTTATTACTTCCGCAATTTGCGCATTTATGATCTACGTTCACATTCACCACCTTAACTATTTCTAATCACTGCCCAATCCACATCGGGGCGTAAATCTTCGGCTCTTACTTTGCCTTCTGTCGCTTTGATAATGGCTGGAATATATTTCACATCCATTTTTCCACCGCAAAGCCACTTAAGCACCGCTGTTTGGCTCACTCCGCAAGCTCTAGCAAGGGAAGATTGCCCGTTGCAAAGTGCAACTGCTTGTTTAATTCCTTTCATAAAATCACCTTTCAACCTAAGTTGAAACAGATATTACTACCAAAGTTGAAGATATGCAACTATTATTCACTTGTTTTTTTAAAACTTAAGTTGTATTTTTACAAACAGGAGAATTTTTATGTCAGATTTAGCAACTCGCCTTCAAGATTTATTGCACGAAAACCGCCTTTCCGTTAATGCTTTTTCAAAGCAGGTTGGCGTTTCTCAACAAGCTATTTCAAAAATAGTTCGCGGCGAAACATTAAACCCTAAAAATATTTTAGAAATTGCGACCGCACTTAATGTGGACCCGCATTGGTTAAAAACAGGTGAAGGCGACCCTGATCCGTCTTATCGCATTGTAGAAGTGAGCGAACCGCAAAACCCAAACACAGTACGGATTGATATTTTGGACGTGGAAGCGAGTGCCGGAAACGGGGCATATTTAAGCCCAACCGAACAAGGCTTGCTTTCACAAGAATTTGATTTAACGTTCTTCCGTCAACAATTCGGACGTGCTGATGCAAAACATTTGAAGTTGATCACAGTGAAAGGGGATAGCATGGCGCCAACCCTTGAAAGTGGTGATTTGCTTTATGTGGATATTTCCGAAAATTACTTTGCCGCCGATGGGCTTTATGTGTTCACCTTTGACGGCCAAACATTCATCAAGCGTTTGCAAAAAGTGGGAAAAGAAATGCTCGTCATTTCCGACAACCCAACCTACAAAGAATGGACGTTCACGCAAGATGATGATGTGTTTATCCACGGCAGAGTAATATTTAGCATGCCGATGAAGTGGCGGAAGTGGTAGGACCCTTTAATGCTTATTTGTTTATTGTTGGCGTTTCTGCTCTTAGTCATTACCGGAATGATTTCTGAATATTTCGGTAATACTGCAGGGGGATTTTTCTTTTGGATTATTGCGCCGATAGTCTTTTTTTACATTAGGTCGAAAAAGAAAAAACAAAAGCAGTCTATCGCAAAAGAATATTCAACATTTTCAACGCCACTTGAAAATAAAGACGTTATTGAATTCACTTACACTAATGCAGACGGCATAACAAAGCATCGCAAAGTGCGTGTGGTTCATGTTGATGATGTTTATATTGAAGGATATTGCCACACTGCAAATGACACAAGAACATTCCGTCTTGATCGCATTGATGGATTAATCGAACAAGAAGGTGAATATTATCCTGTTGAAGAATGGTTAGAAAGACAAGGAATTTACACGGTTAAATACCGACCAAAACTACAGATTAAAAAATCAAAATCAAACCCGCTTGAAATTTGTTTTACAGGCTTTTCAAAAGCCGATAAGGAACATTTGGAAATTCTTGCAAAGGTTCATGATTTTAAAGTGCGAAAAACAGTGACGCACAATTTGAATTTTTTAGTGACAGGATATAATGCAGGGCCGTCAAAAATTGATGCTGCAATGAATGTTGGAGCGACATTGTTAAATGAAAGCCAGTTTATAAACATGATAGAAACAGGGGAAATTACCAAATGGCAAAACTAAATACAATTGCGGATGATCACCGTATATTTGCTGACTTATTAGATAATTTAGATGATCTAAAAGATGCAATAGATGATGAAATAAACAAAGCTAATCAGCAAAGTAGGAAGTTATTTGATATTGATGGCTTGGGTTATTATTGCGATGAAAGAGATCACGAAATTCAAACCAATTTACAAGGAAAAGCGAACACATTATCTGATAACTATAGCAAAATTAAAGGCTCTAAAGTTATGTCCGGAAATGTCGGAAAAACTCTAGCAGGCTATGACAGGGTGTTTGTTCATGAGGATTCTAATCAATCTGGTTATCCTCAAATAACATCATTGCGTGATAAATTAAGTGCAGATATTGATACATTAAAGAATATTCTTTAGAGCAGATAAAGCGGTCAATCGACCGCTTTATTTTTTCACCTTCTTCACGTCCACTTCTTCATCTTCCACTTTCAATTCGCATTCAATCTGACTGGTAAAGCCAGCGTCTGAAAGATTGTGTGTTACTTTGGTGATAATCCAACTTGCCGCGTCAATTTCGGATTTAAATCCAGACAATTCAATAATTGATTCAGGCATCAACATAGGATCCCCAAAAGCAAGATTAAGACTAAAGGTTGCCACACCACGTTTTAACTTATCAAAAGCAGACTTGGCGGCGGTGATAGCGGTTTTTTCGCTTGCATAGGTGTGTCGCAGTGATTTTATTTGAGAGCTGTCACTTGTAATGGGTTCTTGTTGCTCAATTTCGTTGTATTTGCGTTTGCTTAATTGACTACCTTTCACTGTGCCGTTTTTCAGCGTTCTGCCTTTCGTCATACGCTGTTTTTTCACAATCTTGGTGTTTTCATCAACTGTCACTTCGCCACGCTTTCCGCTGTCCGTATCGTGCCAATACGCCCGCACGGCTTTGTAGTTTTCACTTTCGGCGATGGAAAAATTGTAGTTGTCGCCTTGTTTTTTTGTGATTTTATAGGATGGCAAAGGCTTTCCGCTTGCACTTTTTCCCGCGCCTAAATCCATAAACAGCAAGACTTCATTTTTGACTGTCACCATCGCATCATATTGTTCGGCAAGGCGTGTCAATAGATTGATGTCGCTTTCGTTAGTTTGGTCTATGTGGTCGATTAATGGATTGTGCAGCCCAACTGCCACAAAACAATCTAACCCGTGTTCATTGGCGATTTGTTCGACTAAATCATCTAAATGGATTTTATGGAATGACCGTTCTTTTTGCTCTGTCAATGTTCCTTTTAAATCGGCAGCCCTAGCCCGAATGGTTAGCCTGTCGGCTGAATTTGCTCCACCAGAAAACTGCACTTCATCCACTGAATATTTGCCTTTCTCAATAAGCGGTTTTCCTTTCCAACCTAGTGCAAGGCTGATTGTGGCATTGCGTGGCGGCAAAGCCAATTTGCCGTCATGGTCGGATAATTCTAAATCTAGCGTGTCCGCTTCCAAGCCGCGATTGTCTGTTAAAGACAAATTGATTAATCGGCTTGATACCACTTGCGTGATGTCTTGCTGTTTTTTGTCTTTCGTGGTGATGACCACTTTAAAAGCGGGTGTGCGGTGATTGTCGTTAAAGTCTAAGCCTAACATTACAGGTTACTCATTAAACTGTCTGCAATGGCAATCAACATCGGATCGTCAGTGCGTTTTAGGTTCATTGTGAAGTCAATGGCACGGGGTGCGCCATCGCCAAAGAATTCTGTGCGGGTTTCTTGGATATTTTCAATCACAAAAAAGCCGATAATCTCAAAGGTTGCCCCG